CTGAATCATTTTCCCCTCCATCGTCTGTACGGGCCGCAGCGCGTCGTGGCCTTGAACTCCGCAAGAAGCATGGCAAAGGCGGATTGACCACTCAGGAAGCCGGAAAGCAAGGCATTGGCAGCGGCGTGGCTCGGGCGACGAGCTTGGCCAATGGCGAAGCCGTGAGCTACGAAACCATCAAACGCATGGCAGCATTTTTCTCTCGCCACGAAAAGAACAAAAGCGGCGGAGAGGATGATGCAGGCCGAATTGCGTGGTTGCTCTGGGGATCGGATGCTGGTAGGGCGTGGGCTAGTCGCATCATTAAGATGGTGGAAAGCCGCAAGAAAGGCAAATGAGCGAATACGTGCGCGTCATTGAAGAAGAGGAAGATGGCATTGGCATTATGAAAGCCCTTGCCATTTTGTCTGCTCACGAGCATCGCAATACTGCCCATTGGCGCCTTGTGGAGCAGCAGCATTTCAAGAATGGCCGCCTAGACGAAACTCACATTTTTGTTGAAAACTACTACGACAAGCCTGATGAATACTTCCAGCCAGTGAAGATGCTTGTGTTTGAGGCAGAGGCTATTGCTAAGGCATACGTAATGGAGGGCATCGAAGCGCAGATTGCTTCTGTTCAAAACGAAGATGATGATGAAGATTGATCCACGAAAACAAAGTAGCTGGGCATTCCAAGCAGCCAAAGGATGGACACGCCATGCAGGCCACTGAGCACGCGAAGCTGTGCTGCATCCGGCGCCAACACTCCTCGCTCCATTCGTGAATAAGAGGTTTGACTAATACTGAGAGCAGTGGCAACGTCGCGTTGGCTAAGACCCGACTGCATCCGGGCCTCTTTAATGCGAGAGGCAATTTCCCTCTTGGCGGCCCCGTATGAAACAAGCGGCACTCCGCACATGGTTACCAAGTTGGAAGATCTCCGCACGACCATAGTGCCAATAACCCAATCTGACTCAAGCTACGATCATAAGATGGCCCAGTCAATTATGCTTAATGTATGAGCGAAACTTCTTTTCGTTACGACATTGCGCCGATTGACAAGTACGAAGTGACGCCTGAGGGCTATCTTCGTGCTTGGGCAACCATTGCTCGCACTGGTGTGCAGATGTACACCGATGCGGATGGTTCCATTCGTCGCGAATATCGTCCCGATGAGGAGGTTGGTTCGCCAGACAGTCTTGCTTCATTTGCGGGCAAGGCCGTAACTTTTGAGCACCCAAGCGTTCTTCTCGATAGCTCCAATACCAAGGAGCATCAAATTGGCTTCACTGGCACGGAAGTGGTTTATGACAACGGCTTTGTCCGTGCCGTCATGACCGTAACTGACAAGGATGCCATTGAGAAGATTCTTCGTAAGGATGTTCAGGAAGTCAGCGCGGGCTATCGAGTGGAATACGACTCGACGCCTGGCGTGACAAGCAATGGGGAACACTATGACGGCGTTCAACGCAAGATTAGTGGGAACCATGTGGCTGTTGTTAAGCGTGGCCGCGCTGGCCCGCAAGTGAAGCTGCATCTGGATCGACTAGATGCCGCTGATCCATCCCTTTTAACTCCCATTGAGGAACCATCTATGACTGCAAAAGTCAATTTTGATGGCGCCGAGTTTGAGGTGAGCGAGAGCGTTGCTCTGGCGATTACCAAAGAACGGGAAGACGCCAAAATGTCCTACGAGGACATGAAGAAGAAGTACGATGCCATGCTGTCCGAGGCTTCCAAGATGAAGGAAGAAATGGACGCCATGGAGAAAGAGATGAAGGGCAAAATGGATGCTGCCGAAGGCCGCGCCGATGCCCTTGAGCAAGAACTGACCAGCGTTAAAGCTGATCTGGAAGCTGCCAAGCAAGTGAACATTGATTCGCTTGTGGAAGATCGTCTTGCTCTCATCGACAAAGCTCGCGCCACTCTGGACAGCGAGTTTGTCTTCACTGGCAAAGATGCCCGTGAAATCATGGAAGCTGCCATTAAGGCAGTGCGTGGCGACTCCATCGATCTCACCGATCGTTCCGACGATTACGTGCAGGCGATGTTCGACACCCTCTCCGAAGCCGGTCGCACCGATTCCGCTGCTACTGACGAGCTTCGCAAAGCTGTGGCCTCCATTGCCACCCCTGTGTCTGCTCCTTCGTCCTACATGGAGAAGCTGCAGAACGCTTGGAAAACTCCCCTCTCCGTCTCTAAGGAGCGCTGAACATGGCCGTTACTTTTTCTGGGACTGCCGGCGCAGCGGGTGGCGTGCAGCAAGCTTATGCTCTGCAGCATGATCCCCTGCTGGAAGGCCAGCTTTCCGACATTCGCGACAATACCATTGGCACCTATGTCAATGAGAGCAATGGCGTGATTGCCTTTGGCAACGTCGTTGTCTATAACTCTGGCGGCACTGTCGCCAATTCTGCCGTGACCATTAGCGGCACTGGTGATCCCGTGGTGGGTGTCAACATTCTCACCTATGTTGACGAAACCGCTCTGGACACCAATAGCCGTCCTGGTGTCAAGGACGAGCAAGTGCTGAATGTGGCCAATGAAGGAGCTGTTGCCGTTTACGTGCATGGTTCTGTCACCCCTGCCACTGCCGTGCGCGTCATTCACGCTACCACTGGTGTGAAGTATGCCGGCCAATTCAGCAACATCGCCATCACGGGCAATACCGCTCAACTTTCCAATGCTCGCTACCTCACTTCCGTGACTGGTTCGGGCCTGGCTGTGCTTGAGCTGAATGGTCCGTCGTTCACTCTCACCGCTGACTCTTGATAGGAGGCTTACCAATGTCTGATTTCCGCATGGACGAGGCGGGCCTGTTTCTTGAGCGTCAGCTTGAGTACATCCGCCCTCAGGTGTTTGAAGTCGAATATGCCGACATCAAATACCCGACGATTCTGCCTGTTACCAGCGAAGCTGGTCCTGGCGCTCAAACTTTCACCTACCGCATCATGGACTCCACTGGGGAGTTCAAGCTGATTGCGGACGCTGCTGATGATCTGCCCCGTGCCGACATCAGCCAAACCGAGAAGAGCATCAACATTCGTTCCTTCGGTGGTAGCTTCGGCTATACCGTTCAGGAACTGCGTGCTGCTCAAATGGCCAACATCGCTCTGGAGCAGCGTCGTGCTGCTGCAGTGCGTCGTGCCTATGAGGAGAAGGTGGAAGAAGTGGCGATGTTCGGTGAGAGCAGCGTCGCACTGGCCGGTTTCTTCAACAATGCCACGGTTGACGTGGTTGCCACTGATAAGTGGTTCACTGGCACCACTGCCACTGGCACCACTGCTCAGGACATGCTGGAGCTGCTGAACTATGGCGTTAGTGCCATCATCAGCGCTTCGCAGATGAAGGAGCAGCCTGACACTATCCTCATGGCTTATGAGGACTATAACAAGGTGAGCACCACCCGCAACTCCGACTCTTCGGACGTGACGGTGCTTGAATACTTCCTGCGCACCAATCCCTTCATCCGTAACATCGAGCCCATCAACCAACTTGATTCCAGCAACGGAAGCCTGTCTTCCAATCGGATGGTGGTGTACAAGCGTGACCCGCAGAAGGTGCAACTGCACATTCCGCAGCCGCTTGAACTGTTTCCGCCTCAACAGCGTGGTCTGGAGTTCATTGTTCCGGCCCATGCTCGCGTGGGTGGCGTATCTCTCTACTACCCCAAGAGCGTCATCTATATTGACGCCCCCTGAGGCTAGTTTGAGCCAGGGCGTTAAGCTATTGGACAGTTCTTATGAACACAATGCTGATTGCTTATCGCCCTGAGCTTGAAAATCCGCCCCGTGAAGGTGGGTTTGGCATCATCACCGACTCCGGTCTGATTCAACTCAGTCCTGGCGTCAATCCAGAAGTGCCCGATTCCAAGTGGGCACTCGCCCGACAAAACCTAACTGTAAAGCGTTTGATGGCCATTGGTGCCATTGAAGAACTGAAGGCTCAGCCAACTGTTCAAGACATTCCCCAGAGTGTCCACACGCTTTCTCAGCTTCCTCTTACTGAAGCCCTGCGCATGATCGAGATTATGCACGATGATGAGCAGCTCAATGATTGGAAGAAAATTGAAGGGCGCATCCGGGTGAGGAATGCCATCCATAAGCGTGTTGAAGCCATCCGCACTGGGAAGGTCTGATTATGGCCGTCACCTATGCGAACTTCCTTGAACGCTTCCCTGAGTTCACGCCTCATCCAGCAGGCATTGTGAACGGGGCCATTGAAAGTGCAAGCGCTGATGTGGGAGAGGAGATTTTCGGAGATCAAACTGATCGTGCCGTGCGTTTCCTTGCTGCCCACATCATCGCCATTCAACTGGCTCAAATGGGCGTCATGATTGGTGCCACTGATGGGAAGGTCTATGGGAAAGGGCTTGAGGCCACACTTTACGGACAGGAGTTCAAGCGACTTACGGAAGTCGCAGGAAATGCAGGATCAACCATTGGTTTTGTCGTATGAACAATCCCGCTCCGCCACTTGCTAATGCCCGCTTGGTGTTTGCAGTGGCTAGCGGCTATGCCATTGATTCCACCACTGGTAATCATGTGGCATTAACGACCAGCGGAGAATACTACGCTGCATTACGACAAAGCCGGGATCCGCTCTACGAAAGACGACTAGGGGCTGACGAAACCGCCATCTATATGAAAGGCAAACTGGTTGGCCCTTTAGCGTTTTCGGGAGTGCCCCCTGGAGCAACTGCGGAAGCAGTGATTGAAGGCCAGGAGGGGCGTTTTGAACTACTCCCTACCACTGAAATGACGGCACATTACCGTCAGTTTCTAGGCACTCCCATCCATGGCTATTTCCGAGCCGTTGGGGCCGGCAGTGTTCTTAACATTTAACTACCTCCCCTTCGATCGTTTTCTCCATGTCCTACATTCAGCATCCCACTCAGCTCATCAAGAGCCAAGACACCATCATCTATGTGGGCTCGGTTTCTGGTGCCGCTCGTCCTCGCGTTAGCAGCGCTGGTGGCAACGTGACGGTTTCCGGCGCCCCGACCATGTATTTCCTTGCTGGCGTCACTGACGCCACGGTGGCCATCAATGATGGTGAGCAAGAATACTACCTGCTTGGCAACGGCGGATTTGCCGATAGCGTGGTTGTCACCACTCGCGCCCAAGCTTCCATCACCTCCTACTTCCAGCGTGACGTAGATGGCGATACGGTGCAGGCCACTGGCTTTGACGAAGCCATGGACGTGATTCTGAAGAGCCGCTACGACAAGAACTATGAAGTGTTCGTGCAAGTGTATAAGCTGATTGGTGGTTCCTTCACTTATGACACGACAGCCTTTGCTGCCAACGTGATGAACTACAGTGAAGCCTATCCGGCGGACAATCTGGTGCAAGTGACGTTTGATCTTATGAGCCGTGGCCCTGTGGCTGCTGGTCAGATTACGATTAGCGGCACTTCCAAGCTGCCCACCGACCCTAACTCCTGATTCTTTCCCATGGTTCTGTTAGCCTCTTCGTATGAAGGGGCTTTTTATTGTGAACATCGCTCAGTTGCGAAGCATTATTGTTGATCTGCTGGATGGCACGCCAAGCCTGATCGGCTCTTATACGCTCCCTGATGGCAGCAAGATTCCTGCAGTGTATGTGGCCGGTAGACAGGGCGTTCCTGGAGAATGGAAGGTGGAAGGGCTAGAAGTGGTCATTCAGGAGTTTCCACGCCTCAATCCACGAGCTGGCGTGGGCACATTGCAGCAACGCAAGGAATGGGCAGTGACGATGGTGGACTATCTGCCATCATCGGACAAGCTATTGCTTGCGGCAGAACGCATTAGTCGTAGTTTTCCCGATGCAAGGCTTTCATTCACGCCCGAAAGTGACGTGGTGTATGGGCAATATAGAATCGTCATTCCTGATGTGGAAATCCAGACGGTGCTGCGATGAAGATGCTCAAGAGCGATTGCGAAAAGGCATGGCTCTTTGATTGCAAGGTGAGAGATGAATGGTTGGAAGCTGGCCTTGCTTGCTTCCTCCCATCGTCTCCTGGTTCAGTGGTGTTTTCCATTGGCGACCGTCAATGCAATGCGGCAGTGCCATCTAGGGCAGTGGACAAGCTTGGGGCAGTACGAATTGTCAACGCTAGACTTCCCCTACTTGACTAGCAACAATGAGCAAGTATTCCGACTTTTTCCTGATTGGCAGCCCTGAATACTTCCCGCTGAATGCCAAGCTGCGTCTGCGGCATTATGGAAGCTGGCTTGCGGAGGAAGTGTGGTGCAGGGAGAAGCAAAGCAAGAAGCGGGCTCAATTTACGATGGAAGTGGTGCGGCTGGCACGAAAGATTGCAAAAGCTAAGGACATTAGCGAGGACGATGCGTTTGCCATGCTGCAAGGCGGCGATGAAGAACGAGGGGAGTTGTTTGCTGAGTTCAGCGAGGAAATGGACCGCCTAATGGCTCTTTCCCCATCGTCTCAAGAACAAACGGAAGAACTGATGACGCTGTTCTTTAAGAACCGAGGGGAAGTGCTGGATGGCAAGAAATGGACCGCCACTGAAGATTGGTCGAAGGAAGACACGCAAAAGCTCACTGCTGCAATGATTGCAGAGGTGGAGCGGTTTATGGCGAAGGAAGACAGTGTGGAAGATCAGGCGCAAGAAGAGGAAGGGGAGGAGGAGGAAGACGGCCCAAAGTAAGTGCCCTGGTGCGCTTGGAGGAATCATGCGAACGTGCACTGAATAGCTCTACGGACTGGGCAGTGCTTTATGCGCAGCTCATCCACCTTGGCATCACCGACCCATTGTTCCATGCTGAGCGGCTGCATAAGGTGCCGATTAAGCTGCTGCGGGCAATTAGTGAAGAGCTTGCGGAGCAAAGGCAGCAAAGCACCAATGCTAATAGCGTGGCAGTAGCGAAGCTTGCTTGCCTAGTTTATGGCGCACTAGGAGGGAAGAAGGCTTCCGTGACGCTGGAATCGTTCTTGCCGTTTGAGAAAACTGCTCAGTCTGAAGGACTTAAGGAATCGACAGCGGCGGCCATTAAGTGGGCAGTAAAGCATCATAAGCTTCCGCCTGCGATTGTAGGCATGATTGGCGCTGAACTGGCCTAAACTGTAGAGTGAGAACATTGGTAGCACATGGCCTATACGGTTCGCTTTGAGAGCAATGCCTTTGCGGCGGATAGTGCCATGCAAAAACTGCTTGACTTTGCTTCTGGAATCAACAATAGGCTTCAAAAGTTTGCTGGCATCAAAATTAGGAACACTGATGATCTTCCATTAAAGAAGCTCTATGGTATCAACGGTCGCATTTTTGAAGCGGCGATGGATTGGGCAGATGCTGATTTTGACCAGCAGATGACAGATGAGCAATGGGGATGGAAAGGGCCGGATGGCATCACTCGCAGAAAGAACGGACAAGTGGTGACAGAGCCGCGAGACATTGTTGATATGGGCACTTTGCTTCAAAGTAAGCAGCGTACTGTCACGGGAAGATCATCGCAAGAGTTCACTTGGACAGCAGAATATGCGCAAGGCGTGCATGATGGCTATACGGCAAAAGGAGGCGTAGCGATGCCTGCTCGACCGTGGACAGAAAATACGCTGCGTGACATTGATGATGCTCTTCAGGACATTGGCGCTTCGCTGAGGAAGTAAAACATGGCTCAATATACGATTGACTTTTCTACTAACGCATCTCGCGTTACGCAAGATCTTAGGAATCTTGAGCGGGAAATAGCAAGGGTTGCTAATGTTGGCAGTCGAGTGCGGGTTAATCTCACTCAGACCAACATGGGCACTGTTGCCCAAATGGAACGCCAGCTAGGAAGACTTGAAGACCGAGCTAAAAACATTGCTCCAAATACTGCTGCATGGATTCAACTTCAACAGCAAGTTGCAAGAGTTAGCTCTGATTTGCAGAGAGCGCAAAGTGTTGCCAAGAGCATCAGAATCACTGAAAGCCTCGGTGCAATGGCTCCAGGGAGCTTGTCGCGCCTTGAAGGGCAGCTTTCGCTGCTCAAGACTAGAGCACGTGACATTGCTCCAAACAATCAAGAATGGCGAGCGCTTAACAAGGAAATCAGACAAGTAGAACTGTCTATTGAGAAGATCAATCGAAAGCCTTTGAATATCAGTCAAAGGGCTGGTGCTGCTGGTGGCGCTTTCCTTTATGGCGGAGGCCTTGGTGGTGGCGTTGGCAGCGCGTTGGGCGGTATTGCGGGCGGATTGGCAGGTGGTGTGCCTGGGGCATTTGCTGGCGCCGCTATTGGCCAGCTCACAGATAATCTCGGTCAATATGGTGCCGCCATTGCCACCGTTGTTTCTGAAACCAATAAAGCCAAAATTGCGCTTGCTGGTGTTAGCAATGACCAGCAAGATTACACAGTTGCACTACAAGCCGCCACCGAAGCTGGGCAAAAATACTTACTGCCGCTTAGTGATTCCGTAAGGCAATTTGCTCGTCTTCAGGCCAGCGTTCGCGGCGCGGGCTTTGATACGGCAACCACCGCCAAGGCATTCAATGGCATTTCTTCGGCAATCATTGCCACTGGCGGCAACACTGAAGACTTGAACTCAGCATTGAGGGCGACGGCGCAGGTGTTCAGCAAGGGCAAAGTGAGCGCGGAGGAATTGAGGCAACAAATTGGCGAGAGATTGCCAGGCGCTTTTACCATCTTTGCCCAATCCCTTGGCAAAACTCCTCAAGAAGTAGACAAACTTTTGTCTGAAGGTAAAGTTGGCTTGCAAGAGTTTATTACGTTTCTTGAGGAGCTAAATAAGCGCTACGGAACCACTGCCGACATTCTCGCCAAGGCTCCCGAGAACGCTGGGCCGAGGCTGCAAGTGGCACTTAACGCACTTGCACTGTCCTATGGAGGATTCTTCCAGAGGACGGGCGCGGGCTTCCAAGCATATGCAGCGGATCTTGCAAACTTTCTGCTTGCTAACGATAAAGGCATCAAGAATACAATTTCTAGTTTTACGGTATTTGCGCAAGATCTTTACAACATTTTTGACAGGCTTATCAAGGCCGTCACTCCACTTTTTAGCGGCTTCTTTTCTTATATCTTTGACAACTTTGCCAGAGGCATCAATGCCTTGTCGAGACTTGCCGAGGAATCGGCGCAAGTGGCTGGCACGCCTGAACAACGTGCGCAAAGGGCTGTAGAAACTCTCTATCCAAACCCGATTCAACGCGCATTGGTAGGCGCTGCCGCATATCAAGAAGCGCTTGCCGTAGAAAGAGCGCGTGATCAAGGCTCAAATCAAAGATCAAGGACGAGACAGCAGCGCATTAACGAGCTGAATAGGAGCCTGTTTGGCGAGTTTGTTCCGCGATCGTTTGGCACTGGTCTTGGTCCGCAAGGAGGCGCCGTGCCGAGCGCCGGAGTGGATGCAGGAAAAGCCAAGGGCGATGCCGACAGGGCGGCAGAGGAAGAGCGACGCAGGAGAGAAAGGCTAGCCAGCCAAGAGCAACAGCGCATTCTTGCATTGGCGGAACTCCGCAATCAACTCAACGAAATTGACTTTGAAAAAGGAAAGGCCTTGGCCGAGGAAACATTAAACTTTACTCGGCAAATGATTGATGCCGAGTTTGATTATCGGGAAGCTAGGGCCAATCGGTTTAGCAAGATGCAAGCCGACATTGAAAGGCGCTTGGCGGCGCAACGGCAGAATGTCACAGATGCCTTGCATAGGTATCAAATGAGTGTGCTCGAAACTCAAGTGCAAACAGTTGCTGCGCAAGCAAAAGCAGCCGCTGCCGCACAAGCTGATGCCATTATGCCGGCAGGCACTACAGGGGGAGGTGGCGCAATCTTCGGAGACACTGGACGTACTTCCAATGCTCGTGGATGGGTGCATGGTCATTTTCAAAACATGAATCGCCAAGCGCTCATCCAAGATACCGCCGATGTTGTTACGGCTCTTCTTCAACAAGGTGTTCCAACGGAACTCGGTAGTGGTCGTCAATTCCGAGCCGGAATGTCACGTGCAGAAATTGAGGCAATAGTTAGACAAGGTGTCGCATCTCACAAAAAGTACGCTAGTGGTATTGGCGCTATAGACGTATTTGTTCCTAAGGGCACAAAAGTGCCGATGCCGCTTAGTGGCGTGCAGAATCTTGGAGGAGCTGCTGGATACACAGGAGGGCTGCCAAGGGGCACTCAGTTAATGCACTTAGATCCTCGCTCTCGGTCTGGCGCGACTCCCGTTTCCGGCACTGCATTTTCCATTGAAAAAAGAGAAGAAGCTGCAAGGCGTGAACTTCAGACAACGCAGGCTCAGTCCGCAGCCGAACTTGAACTTAGCAAGCAAAAGCTCCTTAATAGTCTTCTGAAAGTAGAAGCCGAAGCTAAGACTATTATTGCCCAAGCAATGGAAAAAGCCTTGCCAGTAGAAGAGCAGCGGCTTGAAAACATGCTGTCTGAAGCACGACTTGCAGCACAATTAGAAGGGTTGTCTGATAATCGCGTAAATCTGCTGATGAGGCAAAAGGAGGCCACGATGGCCGCCAATGCAGTGCAGGCTGGATTCCAAGAATCCGTCAAGCGAGCCGAGGAGCAGCAAAAAACGTTCGACCAGTTGTTGCGAGACGGGAAGTTTACACAAGCGGAACATGCTATAGCAACAGATGCCAACAGTAAAACTATCGCAAGCCTCAAGGCCGCTATTGCGGAACTCAATATTCAGCTATCGATTTACAATAGCGAAATGGAACGAGCGTTTCTTGCAACGGAAGCGGCGCGTCCTCGACTTGCGCTAATTACTGCGCTTAGGGAAGCCAAGGATGCAATCAAGGATTTGGGCACTCCTGCCTTCCAGCTCATTGAAATTGCACAAGGCGTGAGCACTGCCTTTGGCGATGCGTTCCGTGGCATCATCTCAGGTGCGTCATCTGCCAAGGAAGTGTTGGCTGGCTTCTTCAAGACCATTGGCGACACGTTTGCAGAAATGGTTGCCCGCATGATCACGGAGTCTGTTCGCGCAAACATCCTCAAGGTCGGGGGTAACATCTTGGGCCTCTTGGGCGGACCTGCAGCCGCTGCATCTAGCGGCTTTAGCCCTTACACGGCGCCAATGTTGCAGGGTGTTCCCGGTGGTTTTGATCCAAGCGTGTACGCATCTCCGATGCTTCAAGGCATTCCAAGCTTGCCTAGTGTTCGACCGTTCGCCACTGGAGGCATCGTCACTGGTCCCACTATGGGCCTCGTAGGCGAAGGACGCTACAACGAAGCCGTAGTGCCTCTGCCTGATGGCAAAAGCATTCCCGTGCAGCTTGGTGGTGGCGCCGGTAGTAAAGTGTCTACTAACATTGTCGTCAACGTCAACAATGGCCAAGCACAGTCTCAAACCACTGGTCAAGGCGGACAAGCCCTAGCTCGCGAGCTTGAAGGCGCCGTCCGTCAAGTGATCCTCAAGGAAAGCCGCCCCGGTGGCATCATTTATTCCACCAACCGCTGATCCCCATGGCCCAACCAACATTCACGCTAGAAGTGGAATATGGCCTCACGGCAAGACGAGGCACAAGGCTTCGCCGCATTCAACTAGGCGATGGGTATGAGCAAGTGGTGCCAGATGGGCTCAATAGCGAAACGAGGGCTTATGACATTCGCACCATTCCGCTCACTGATGCTCAAGCCGAAGCGCTAGATCAAGATTTGTCCGACCTACAAGGCGACTTCTTCTATGCACAGTTCAAGCAGGATCCAGAGCCGTATAAGTATCGCCTGTTTCCAAATGAATGGTCATGGGAATGCATTGGCCCTGGCTCCAATGTGATTTCCTTTTCAGTGAAGCGGCACTACGACTTTAGGGACTGACGATGAGTATTCAAAATGAAGTAAGGAACAGTTGGCACGACACCATTGTTGAGCTGTTTGAGCTTGACTTGTCGGACATCACTGGCGAAAGCCTGGATGTTTACTACTTCACAAAAGACATCTTTCCTGATGGCACCAAGTTGCAATGGCAAGGCAACACTTATGAGCCGTTCCCCATTGAAATTACTGGCTTCGAGACTACGACCAAAGGCTCCATTCCGCAGCCAGAACTGACTGCTGCCAACGTTCTCGGCACGCTTGCTTCTGCCTTAGGAGCGTTCGATGATCTCGTGGGCGCCAAAGTCACTCGTCGTCGCACGCTTGGCAAATACCTTGACAATGGCACCAGCCCCAACGCTTCAGAGGAGTTTCCGCCGGACATCTACTACATCGAGCGCAAAACAAGCGAAAGCAACTTGTCCATCACCTGGCAGCTCGCAAGCAAAATAGACCTAGAAGGACTACAGCTTCCAAGGCGTGTGGTCACGCAGAACTATTGCGTGTGGAAGTATCGCGGCAGTGAATGCGGCTATACAGGCCCGCCAGTGGCAGACGAACGCGATCAGCCTCTCACTGGTGATGGCAGTCAAGCCTCCCAAACCTACCTCAATGCCATTAGGACGTTCAGCAATGCAAGGGCTGCGCAACGCAATGCCCAGTATCAACTGAGTGCAGCATTGTCGCAAGTGACAAGTGATTGCGACCCAACAAGGCGTCCCTTTCTCTTCACCTATTCAAGCCTGGAAGAGCCCTATAGCTTTGCGCTGGTCAGTAGTGGACAGCCAATCTTTGGCGTGGTAGAAGACGAAGCCGTAGACGTAGTTGGTAGCGGAGCCACGCACGCGCCAAGTCGCACAGTGAACACTGGTTTTGGTACGGGGCAAAATGAAACGGGCTCAGTGCATGAGCTTGACTATTGGCTAATTGAAGACATCATGGGGACGGAGCCTGAGTTTCAGGAATCCATCTTTTCCATTGAGCCTCCAGTGTCATTTGCTTTTAGGCCGAAGTCTTCTGACAATACGTTCTTTGCCATTGTTAGCGGAGAACCAGTGGCTCTAGTTAATGAAGGGGAGCAAGGCTATAGGCTTGGCGCTAGACGAGACAATAACATCGCCCAAGTGACTGCCATTGCATTGATTGACACCAGCGATTCGCGGTGTGCAGTTGCCCAGGCAGCATACGAAGAGGCGGAAGACGACCTAGAGGAAGCCAATGCTGCGCTGCTGGCTGCCACGAATGCTTTGAACGCTGCTGCAGCGGCTCTACCATCAAACAGCGTCGTGTTTCAACAGGATGTATGTGGCAAGCGACTAAATAGTTGCAAGATTCGCTTTGGTGCTAGTGAACTACCATTTGGTGGATTCCCAGGAGCCAACTTGACGAGATGATTGACATTCCTCTCAGGGTTAAGCGCAGTATTGTCGCCCATGCGCAAAGCAAGCCAGGCGAGGAGGTGTGCGGCTTCGTTATTGATGGGCAAGTGGTGCCTTGTGACAATTATCATTCTTCCCCATCGTCAAACTTTGCCATTGATGCCATTGACTTTGCCAAGGCGGAAAAGCAAGGTCGCATTGATGCCATCTACCATTCCCACCCGCATGGTCCCGCAGGGTTTTCACTTGCCGACGTGAAAGCCTGCAAGCAAAGCAATGTGCCGTGGATTGTCTTTGATGCGCCGTCTGGCGGATTCTTCTATGCCGACCCTACTGGTAATGCACCGTATGAAGGGCGTCAATGGATTTATGGCATCCACGACTGCTATGCCATTCTGCGCGACTTCTATGCAAGGGAGTTTGGCATAGTGCTTGACGACTTTGAACGTGGTGCAGAAGGGGAATGGGAAGCCGATGAATGGCGCATGTTTGTCAATAACTATGCAGCACAGGGCTTCGTTGAAATTGATCGGCCCGAGCGCAAAGGGGACTTTCTACTGATGCAACTGAATGCCCCATCGCCTAATCATGCGGGCGTGGTGTCAGAAGAAGGATGGACGTTTTACCACCACCTTATGAACAGGAGAAGCGAGAAGACGGTCTATGGCGGATACTGGGCTAGGATCACTACAAAAGTATTGCGTCATAGGGAGCTATTGTGAGCAGGCGTCGTCTTGTCAAAATCAAGCTCATTGGCGAGCTTGGGCGGCGGTTTGGAAGGTGCCATGAGTTCATGGCATCTAGCCCTAGAGAAGTCATTTCTGCGCTGTCTAATCAACTAGATGGTTTTAAGGGCTATTTGTCTACTGCCCATGAGAATGGCATATTCTTTCGGCTGGTTTCTGAAGATGCAGAGGGGATGAGCTATGAAGAATGTCTCATGCCCTGCGATCAGCTCATCATCGCTCCCATTGTCACTGGCGCTGGAGGAAGAGGCTTTGGCGGTGCATTGGGCAGGATTCTGTTAGGCGTGGCATTGATTGGTTTGGCCTTCACTGGCATTGGCGGACTTGCCATTGGCCTTGGTGCTGCAGGGAAAATTACAGCCGGCTCTATTCTGTTCAGTCTTGGTGGCGCCTTGGTGTTTGGTGGCATTGCAGAGCTGCTCACGCCATCGCCTAAAGAGCCAGACGAAGGCGGCAGTCGTAGTTTCCTGTTTGATCGTGCAGCAGAACTCACCACACAAGGCTTTCCTGTGCCTTTGCTTTACGGGCAGTTTCTTGCTGCATCACCATTGATTGTTTCTTCTGCCATCTCCACTGAAGGAGCGCCAGTGTGATGGTAGATAATCTTGCCAAAAACGATTGGAAAATTGTCGGCAGTGGCGGCAAGAGTGGAGGAGGACCGTCCGAAGATCCCGACACGCTACGAAGCAAGGCGTCTGCAAGTTTGCTGGCGGTGTTTTCTGAAGGGGAGATTGAAGGACTTGTAGGCGGTCCAGATAGTAGTGTGTTTTTGGACGACACGCCTCTTGGACGGTTTGATAGCGGCGTGGAGGTGTCGTTCAGGAATGGCTCTCAAGGGCAGGCATCATTGCCTGGCTTTGACGACATTCGCATTGAACAGTCTGTCGGCCTGCAAGTAAAGAGGGACACCGGCCCGATTGTTGTAACAACTACGAACTCTTTGTTAAATCAAGTTGTTGTAAGAGTGGGCGTGGCATCATTGTTCCGCGTGACAGATGAAGGCGACATCAAAGGCGACAAGGTGGAGTTCCTTATTGAAGTGAGAGGTGCTGGTGGAGCACTTATCGCTAGCTTGATAACATTCATTGAAGGCAAAACTCGCGGACCTTTTGATAGGGAATGGTCGTTCCAACTGCGAGACGTTGGCCCATGGACGGTTTCTGTGCGAAGACTTACGGAAGATTCGGACAGTCCTAGGCGTAATAATGATTTGTTTTTCCGTGCCATTGTTGGCATCATCACGGAAACACTCCGCTACCCCAACTCCGCCATGATTGGCGTGAGAGTGTCTGCCGAGAACTTCCAAGCGGTGCCTACTGTTTCCGCCCTACTGAAAGGCATGAAGATCAGGGTGCCAACTATTTACAACGCTGGCTCCAACAGCTATTCAGGAGTGTGGAATGGAAGCTGGAGAGTGGAATACAACAACAATCCTGTGTGGGTGTTTTTCGACTTGCTCACCAATAAGCGCTATGGAGCAGGACTGTTCATTGACGAAGAAGACATTGACATTTATGCCTTACTGCCCATCGCTAAGTATTGCGACGAAATGGTGCCCAATGGCTCTGGGGGCATGGAAAAGCGCTTCACTTTCAATGCCTATATCAACACCAGAGGCGAAGCGTTCGAAGTGTTGAATGCTTTGGCAGCAGCATTTCGCGGAATGCTTTACTACGCACAAGGGCAGATTATTGCCACGCAAGATGTAAAGAAGCAGCCCACCAAGTTGTTTTCCCCATCGAATGTTGTTGTGGAGGTGAATGACAATGGGGAAGTGTCGTCGCCACCTTTCATTTACGAAGGCACTGCTCGTAAGGCTCGTAAGACTGTTGCACTTGTGTCATGGAACGACCCAAGTGATCGCTACAAGCCCAAGATTGAATATGTGGAGGATAGGCAGGGTATTGAACGCTATGGCTACAGGGAAGTGGACATTCGCGGATTTGGCTGCACGTCACAAGGACTAGCTCAGCGCATTGGCAAGTGGACGCTTCTCAGCGACCTTAACGAAACGGAAACTGTGACTTTCAAGGTGGGAGCCGAGGGCTTCTTCTTGCTGCCTGGAGAAGTCATTGAAATTGCTGACCCCGATAAGAACACTGGCATCTTGGCGGGCATTGCACCAGCAGTGTCAGAAGGTAGCGTGACGCTGGACAGAAGCGTGACACTGCAAACTGGCACTAGCTATCAAATCATCTTGAACGACGGCAATGGGAATAGCATCACCAGAAACGTTACGAACGATCCTGGCTCATACACCATCCTCAACGTTTCCCCATTGCTTCCCAGTGGCCTTGAGGCTCCTCTGCCTTGGATCTTGAGAGAAAGCGTGGCGGTGCCGCGTCCTTATCGCGTGGTGGCGCTCACGGAAGAGGACGGCATTGCAACAGTGCTGGCCACGTCTTATTACGAAGACAAGTTTGACTTGGCGGACAGTGCAGCCCGCATTGATGAGCAGCGCACGTCAGTGCCGAGACCTAAAATTGTGCCAGTGGTGTCTGCTGGTTCCATTCAACTGCAAACGAGGTAAGGAAGATGGCTTCCGTTGACGTGACGTGGAATCAGCTTCTGTATAGCGGCTATTCCATTCTCAATGCAATCAATCCTGCTGTGTGCTGGAATCAGCCCTACATCCATCCATTTTTCCGCTCTTTTGAAGTGGAGATGTATCGAGAAGAGGAAGACCGATGGGTGAAGCTAGGGGAAACGACTAAGAACTACATTTCAGTGCCAGTGGATGAGTTTGACATAGCAAGCTCATATCAGATTCGCATTGCTACAATCGGGATAAACAGAGACCGTTCCCCCTGGGTTTACAGCACAAGATTCATTTCTTCCCCATTGCGCTTTGACTTCACGACGAATAGCGTGATTACACTGCCTGATGGGCGGACTGTCCAGAATCAACGCCTTCTGTTCTTGCTGTTTTAACTATGGCCCTCTTCGGTCTTGACGCTGGTGGCAATACGGCTTATGTGCAGGCTGCTGGGGACGGCACGCTGACCACCCCTTATGTGCTGCAGCATGACCTGCTGCCATTGTCCATTAAGAGCGCATGGGCTGCAAGCACAAGCGGCGAAGTGGTCATTTCAGGCGTGGCATCTACGAAGCTGCGTGTGCTGAATGCCACTGTCACTGCTGATAGTGGAGGCACCGTACAGTTCAGAAGCGGCGCATCTGGCATCACGCTTTCTCCTGCTTTTCCCATTGCATCTTCTGGCAGCCTGTCGTTTGGCAACACCATGGGAGTGTTTGAAACCACTGCCGGCGAAGGCTTGCATACGGTGGTGAGCAGCGGCATCAGTTATCAAGTGTTGATCACCTATCGAGAGGTGGCGGCATGACCCGCGTGAGAGGGCGCCTAGAGGGGCTACAAGGCCCCTTGAATGGCAGGCTGTACATTGCCCCCACAGTGCAGTTCATCGGCGCTCCTGAGGGCGAACTGGTGTTCCGCATTAAGGACGGCGAAGTGGACATTGAACTGCCGCCATGTCCAGCAGGCGCTCCTTATGCCGTGGACTGGCGCAATGTAGGCGACACAAGGAAGCTGTCGTTTCCCGAACGATGGAAGGTGCCTCCCGTAGAAGAAGTGGAGCTTGATCATCTTCGTGGTTACAAGACAGAAGTGAGGAAGCGGCAGGCGCAAGATAAAGGCGCAGCAGTGGAGCTTGTGGCGCTTAAGGCAGAGAATGAACAGCTTGCGCAGGAAGTGGAAAGGCTCAATGGGGAAAAGGAAAATGCCCTGCGTCGTATTTCCTCCATTGAAGCTCAACTAGCAGCAGCTACTGGCCAAGCAGCAAGTGCTCAAGCAGCATTGCTTCAACAAAAGGCAAACGCCCATCGTCCGCGCAATGCAAAGCCAATTAAGGAAGTAATTGAACGCAGAGTGGAAGTGGGAGGTGACGAATGGAAAGAAAGACTAGGAGAAGCGTTGGAAAAGCAAATCCTGCTGCAGCAGCAAAATGAAGCCCTCCAGAAGCAGCTAGATGAACGACTGTCGCTTGCTAATCACTTTGGAACACTGCACGACGAAATTGATAGACTGAAAAGTGAAAAGCAGCGTCTTCTGATGCGGGTTGAAGAATTGAAGCAGCCACGACGGACTGTTTCATCGTTCCGAGCAGAAGCCATTGCCGAGCTTGATAAACTTGCAGGGGCTAGTTGATGGAAAGCATCAATGTGACAGTCAGGGAGGGCGACAGCTTTGATGAGCTGTACCTTGCCTATCAAAAGCCCCTTGGCACGCCTCGTGACTTCAGCTCTTCCACGCTCCTTGCCCAGATCAAGGAAGTATTTGGTTCGCAAACAGTTATTGACACTTGGAATGTCATCAAGCTAGCCACCACTGGCCACCTTAAGCTCGGCCTCACTGCCAATCTCTCCGAAGCGCTAGCCAGGAACATTAGCCTTGGCTATGCAGACAGGAGCCTCACTTATGACGTGGGCAGACAAGCAGCAGATCCGCCGGATGCAAGTGCCGTCTACCTTTGGGACTTGAAGGAACTGTTTTTTGTTGATGCCGCAGAGAGTATTGCTTCTATCTCCCAAGGAAGCCTGATTGATGCGCTGCTTGGCACTTATCGTTTGCGCGTCACCACTGTGGGCGATCATGGCCTTGGCGCCACGGATGTAGTGAGGATTAGCGGCACCAGCAATGCCAATTACAACACCACCTACTCCACCAATTCGCTTAGCATTATCTCCAGCAATGTTTTTGAGATTGTGCCTGTTGGTGGTACGCCCACTTTCGGCACATCTTCCACTGGCGGCACGCTGCAAGTGCTAAAGGAGGATACCATTGTATTAGGCACGCTTCAAGTGAAGCCCCGCATCACATCGCTGTAAGGACTAATGCCTGACATTGAAGAAGGGAAACAAGTAGTAACAGTTGGCCGCACAGAGCCAATCCCTGCTGGTCAGGCGACGATGGCCAATTCGCTGCCAGTGGCGATTGCCAGCGATCAAACGCCTGTTCCCATTCTCGACAATCTCAGTGCGCCTAGTGAGGTGCATGACGACCTGCTGGGCAATCCTCGCATTCAGACAAGCCTGCAGCTCTGGGACTCGACCAACATTCTTGCCATCGACCCTAAGTCCTGGCAACTTACGTTTGATGATACGGGCACGCCTGATTATTCCTCCATCGTCCACCTCCCCCAAGAGAGCGGCGCAGAACTTCTCATCAACACGAACGCGCCCAATGCGACTGTCGCGCAGATGCAAAGTCGCTTTGTCTTCCCCTATCAGACAGGCCGCATTACGGATGTAAGTGCTGGCGTTAGCATGTTGCGCAACACAAATGCCACGCATGAGTTTGGTATTTTCGATACGAAGAATGGCTACATCGTTCGCATTATTGGCGACGAGCTGTATTTTGTGCGGCGCACTAATTCTGGCGAAACCCCTCAGAATCACGGAGCACCAGTAGGTTCTACTGACTTTACCATCACCGATTCATCGTCTCTCTATTTCAACCATCGTTACCGCCTGCTTCCCGAAGATCCTTCCGTGATGGAGGAGATCGTTCCTCGCAGCGTGTTCACTGGCGACAAGCTGAATGGCGCTGGTAGCAGCGTGCATACGCTGAGCCTGTCGAATGTGACAATGTTCCGCATTCAGATGGGGTGGTATGGCGGCAGTGCGGCCAAGCTGATGGCCTTTGTGCCCATTGACGAAAACCTGCCTGCCGGTGCCACTGCCAAGAATGCTCGTTGGGTGACCATTCACCAACTCAACACTTGCGACCGCATTCCATTCCCGAGTCTCGGCAACCCCAATCTGCCGCTTACTTTCCGCATTGTCAAGACTGGCAGTCTGCCTCAGGCAGTGTTCCTGAAGGTGTATGGCACCAAGGCAGAGATTGATGGTGGCGATGCAAGCAAGTATGACATTTATTCTCGTGCCGCCACACCTGCTTCAATCAATCCTGGCATTTCCCGTCCGCTGCTGACCATTCGTTGTAAGGAGAACATCACCAACGAAGACGGCAATAGCAAGACCAATATCATGCGAGTGGTGCCGCTTCTGGCCGGCCTGTCTTCCAGTGGTCGTGCCAAGTTTTCGCTGGTGAAGAATCCTACGGCATTGGCCATCAGTGGCGTGTCTTACGATCCTGCCACGGCTTCTGGCATCTTCACTTCCGTTGCTCCGCTTTCTGCCATTGAATACAACACCACTGCCACTGGCCTTGCAGGCGGCAGCACTGTTGCATCGTTCTTCACTGGTGATGACGATGGGCAAACGCTTGAGCTTCAAGAAGTGTTCCGCTATAACCGCGAGTTTCTGACGCGTCCCATCTCTAACGACATTGGCGAATCTGGCGACATCCTTGTGCTTGTTGCTGAAAGCATTGCCGCAAGTGGCAACACTGTCGCTGGTTCCATTAGCTGGGGAGAACGCTGATCCACCATGACTTATTATGCGCTTCCTCATGAGGTGGGGCGCCGCGAAGTTGTCGTAGCTAGCGGTGCTAATGCTGGAACAGTCTTGCAGGAAGCAGGGCCTTTTCCGCCTGGACAGGCTCCTACTGCCAGCGGCATTCCCATTGTCTTTCCACTGTTTGATGGCTCGCTGGTAGTCTCCAACTACTTGGAGAAAGATTCGGAGGTTAAGCGCGATCTCTTTGGCAACTCCAAAGGCGAAAAAAGTCTCAGCCTGTTTAACTACACTGACGACTACGAACTGCGTGATGACATTTATATCACGGAAATCCAGGGGCTAAACGAAACAGGCGCAGGCAACATTGAAAGCGCGAAGTGGAGTCAGCTTGAGAATGTTGGCATTAACTATTCGCCTCTGCCCATTGGTTCCTTCTCTCACGACGCAGATCGTCGTGGCGTAAGGATTGAACTTGCCAAGGCCGGAGGAGGCTTCCAGCGAGCACGCCTTTCCACGCGCAAACGTTTCCGTTATCAAACTGGCAGGGTGATGCGGGCGTCTGTGTGCCTGCAGATGAGCCAGGCGCAACTGCCTGCTTGCGAAAAGCTCTGGGGCCTTGGTGATAGTCTGGACGGCTTCTTTTTCCAGATCAGGGCCGGTGGACAAGGCGACGACTTCCGCCTCATCCATCGTCGTTCTTCTGGTGATGGCCTGCCGAAGGAAGTGGTGGTGCCTCGCAGCCAGTTCAATCACGATACGTTGGATGGCAATGGCCCGAGCAATGCCACGCTTGACTTCACGCAAAATGCCATGTACCTCATTGAATGGGGATGGTATGGCGCAAGTTCAGCACGTTTCTATGTGTTTGTCGTAGACGATCAGACGACACTGCCTGAAACGATTAAGCGCACGCCTCGCGGTCGTTGGGTGTTGATGCATGAAATGCTCATTCCCGACACGCTTGATGCACCAAGCCTGGGCACGCCTGTGCTGCCTTTCACCATTGAAATTAGCAATTCTGGCTACTTGGTGGAGCCGCAGTTTGTCCTTAAGTATGGGCTGAGTCTGCAAGTTGATGGAGGGGAGAGCGAGAAGGCAGAAATCTATGGGGCAGACTTGTCGGCTGGCAGGGACATCGGTCCGGTGTATGGCGGAAGCGTGCCTGCTCATTACTTCCCATTGTTTGCCATTCGTTCCAAGGCGTTTGCTGACAATAACATTCTGAACACGCTGCAGGGCTTGCCTAAGACTCTGGACTTTCTTTCAAACTATGCCACCGAGCTAGTGGTGCTGCGAGATGCTGAGTTTAGTAGCTTGGCGGATGTTGGTCACATTAACGGCACGCTTCCATTTAATGATGCGGGAGGATATGGACTGGCAGAAGCCTTTTTGCAAGGCTATGACGAAAACGGCGATATTATCAACATTCTCACGGAAGCTCCTGATGAGCTGCCATTGACACTCCAAGATGCTTATGTCGCTACAGACATGGGCACGCTGGAAGGCAACTTTGTCGTGAAACAGACTGTTTCTGGCAAGGCGCTCACTACTGTCTACGCTGGCCCTGATCAACCACAGCGCGTTGAACTCACTTCAATTTACGACTTGGTACGAGAAGCGATTACTACGGAATACGACAGCAAGTTTGACTTTCCAGTGAGCAATGAAGACTATGGGATTGTGAGCATCAGTGGTGGCGGAACAGTTGAGCTTGATAGGAAGCACACTTTGGAAGTTGGTTTCCGCTTTACCATTGGCACCAAAACTCTGTATGTGCGCACTGTTCCAAGCAACACTTCTCTAACGCTTTCCGCGAGTCGTGGAGGCGCGTTGTACAACAATTATGTGGCAGATGGTATTAGCACTGCTACAAGCGGACGCGGCTTCTACGATACCGTGCTTGATAATGCAGTGGCCTCTCGTGCTCGCCCCATTGATCAAGGTGTGATTGTTTTCGCTGCACGTCGCATTGCTGATAGCTTCATTCGCGAAAACTTGGGCGAGAAAGATGCGGAATGGATGAGAGTCTATAATTGTTCAACCAGTGCCACGTATAATACACTTAGCCCTGCTCCTGAAGTGAGGGCATTCCTTAACTACGGGCTGCGTTGACAATGGCCATTGGCAGTGACATTATCAATCTTTCGGCCAGTGGTTTGCCGAACGAGCTAGAGGATAGAGCTTACGCATTTTGCGTGGGCACGCAGCTTCTGCAAACTCCCACTGCAGATCCTCGCGACGGAAGCCTTACTTTCAAGGTGAGCCCTGATTTGTTTGACGTGGGGGTGTCTGGTAACACTGTTGGCACCACTGCTATTGGCCTCTCGACTTCCGCCAACATCTCCACGCTTTCCATTTGGTCATCACAGGGAGAGATTGCTGATAATGGTGCATCGTTTGGCATTTATCCGCTGAGCTTTGCCGAAAACATCAATGATGGCACCTTGGTGAATGTCACCACTGCAGGGCAGACCATTGCTTCCGTAGCCAAGAGTCGAATTGGCAGTGGCGTAAGTGTTGGCTTTGATAGCTTCCAAAGCGCTAGCCATGGCTATAGCGCAGGCGATGCCGTGATCGTTGCGAGTGGTTTTCTGCCTCAGCCCCTGGCTTCTGGCACCACCTACTATGTCATTCCGTCTGGGGCCAATGCGTTCCAGCTTGCAGCGTCAAGAGCCGAAGCAATCGCCGGGAGCGGTATTGACATTACCGTCAGTGGCGGACCATTGCTGTTTGAAAGCGACGACATTTGGGAGCTTCGCCGCAATGGGCTCACGGGACAAGTGACGGTTCGTCGTAATGGTTCGACCATCTACACCTACGCTGCAACCACCTTGCAATCGTTGCGACCTTTCTTCTGGACGAGAGAAAGCACAAATAGCGCTACACTACCAGTATTCAAGCAAATTAAAGTGAGTGGGGCTTCGTAAGCAATGGCTCAAAGCAGGCTGATCACGGACTTGGTGGAGCTGGTCACTCCCAGCAACAATGACGTGCTGGTCGTTGTTGATAACACCACCAACCCCTCACTTTCTGTAACGAAGAAGATCAAATACAGCAGTCTTATAGAGAGCCTGCAAGACATGATTGACTTGCTTGTGCAAGAGGGCACAGGCATTAGCGCTTCTTATAACGATCTTGGCAATGTTCTGACGATTAGCGTGGTGGCTGACACCACTGTTCAGAAGACCATCTATAGTAGTGGCGGCACTGCCATCGGCACCCGTCAAGAACTGAATGTCATTCCTGGCGCTGGCATCACGCTTTCTGGCGTTGACAATGGTGGCAGTAATCGCGTTGATCTGACGGTCAACACTACTACTGTTGCCACGGGCGTCACGCTTTCTGGCACTGGCGATCCAGTGAGCCCGCTGGAAAGTGTGAGCACGCTTGGCGATGGCACAAAGCAGCTCAACTTCAGGGGCATCAAAGCGGGCAGCAGTAAGATTGCCGTGACAAGTGGCGATGCTGGCAACAGCATTTCCGTGGACGTGGTGCCTAGTGGCATCAATATCAACGACCTCAATACAAGCTCGCCTCTTGCCATCGCTCTTGGTGGCACAAATGCAACCACTGCTTCTGCTGCGCGAGCAAGCCTTGGAGCGGCAAAGGCTGGCGCCAATAGCGACATCACGGAACTCAGCGGCCTCACCACGCCATTGTCCGTGAGCCAAGGCGGCATTGGTGCTGACACTGCCTTACAGGGCCTCAAGAACCTTGCTGGCCTTAAGTACATCACGAGCGTAGCAGTGGCAGGTCAAAGCCTTGTGGCTAATGACACCACGCTTGTCAGTAATGAATACAGGGGCGAACTGCGAGGCGTCAAGGCAGGCAGCAGTAAGGTGACTGTTGGCACCGATGGGAATGACATTTCCATCGACGTGAATCCTGATGACGTGCTGAGTGCCGCCACGCAAAACGTTGATCTTCAGAGCTTCCGTATTGTCAATCTTGCCACTCCCGTAGGTGCGCAAGACGCTGCCACGCGAGCCTATGTCGATCAAGTGAGCGCTGGTCTCATTGTCAAGGAGTCGGTGCTTGCGGCAACTGTTAGCGGTATTGCTGGCACTTATCTTGGTTCGCCCAACTTCACGCTTACTGTCACTGGCACTGGCGTGCCTGACATTGATGGACTGAGTATCACGGACTCTGGCACAAGCGTACTAATTAAGAATCAAGCCAGTGGCGTACAAAATGGCATCTACACACTGACCACGCCTGCTTCGTCTGGTGTGAGTGCCATTTTCACTCGTCGCGCCGATTCCAATAGTGACGCAGAAGTGGTTGCCGGTACGTTCACCTTTGTGGCAAGTGGCAGCACTAATTCTGGTAAGCAATTTGTTCAGACTTCCCCCACTCCCACGCTTGACGCCACGGCCCTTGTCTATACAATTCTGAACGACACTACCATTGCCAATGGTTCTGTTGGCAATGAAAAATTGGCTGACATGCCGGCGCTGTCAATCAAAGGCGCGGTGACAAGTGGAGTGCCTCAGGATTTGAGCCCTAATCATGCCATTGGTATTCTGAACAGCGGCACGACAAAACTGAGCGGCAACATTCTTCCAGGGTCTACAACCGCCGCCTCTGGCATTGTCCAGCTTTACAACGGTGTTGACAGCGTAAGCGCTTCCGTAGCGGCCACCGCTAATGCCGTGAAAACTGCTTTTGATGCAGCAGTAGTGGCCAGTGGTATTGGAGTGGCAGCCAGTGGCGTGGCGGCAAGCGGCTTGTCCGTTGCTAACGCCGCACTGCCAAAATCTGGTGGAGCACTAACTGGTGACGTAACGCTCAATGCACAGTCTGACCTGCGTTTTGCAGATGCCGATAGTAGTAATTGGGTGGGCTTTCAAGGCGCTGCCACTATCTCCAGCAACGTCACATGGACCCTCCCGGCAACCGATGGCAGCAGCGGTCAAGCGTTGAGCACCAATGGAAGTGGCGTTTTGAGCTGGGCAACAGTGGGCTCAGGCAATGTCACCACTTCTGGCACGCAAACACTCACCAACAAAACTCTTACCGACCCTACTATTATTGGCACAATTATTGAGGATGTTTTTACCATTACAGATGGCGCTGCTTTTGAAATTGATCCGGGCAATGGCAGTGTCCAGCTCATTACGCTCGGAGCCAATCGCACGCCTAAAGCTACCAATTTTGCGGCAGGAGAATCCGTTACTTTCATGGTTGAAGATGGAAGTAGTTATTCACTGACTTGGACGGACGCCACATTTGGCGCTGGAGGGGTTAAATGGGTGGGGGGAAGTGCTCCCGTGCTTGCGGCCAGTGGATATACTGTTATTCAGTTCTGGAAGGTAAGCTCCCAAGTTTATGGAGTTCTCGTAGGAGACGTAGCATGAGACTTGCGCATGGACTGAGAGCTGCTGCCGGGTTTCCAAGGATTGGTAGTTTTTACCAAGGCGGCTATTTCGCGGGCTACATTAGTCATAATGCAGACGGTGTGGCCACTCACGGCCTTATTGTCGCCCCTGCTGCCTCTGGCTACAACGACAAAACCCTTACTCAGTGGAAGACATCTGCAACAGCTTCTGCTGGCACTCAGAATGAATACGATGGCGCAATTAACACCGCCAACATGAACGACGCCAATCATCCCGCAGCTCAGTATTGCGCTGGGCTCACCATCAATGGTTACGATGATTGGTATTTGCCTGCGCGATACGAACTAGACATTGCCTATCAAAATCTTAAGCCAACAACTCAAAGTAATGACACTTCTTCGGGAGTCAACCCTTATTCGGTTCCTCAGCGTGCTGCCAATCGTACAACTTCCATTCCCACTATCACTTCCGCCTTGAGCTTTCAGGTTCTCAACTCGGAAGCCTTTATTGCTGGATTTCATTATTCCTCTACAGAGGTGGTAGATGATACGTCCAACGCTTGGAGAATTAATTTTTCCAATGGAGCGCACAGCTTTGGCAATGGCAAAAACTTTGCTCTTCAGGTGCGAGCATTCCGCAAGTTCGCCGTTTAACCATCATGACCTACGTTCTCGCTCCAAATCAAATTGTTCAAGTCTATCCCTACTCCATTGATCTTCTTAGGCGCGACTTCCCTAATGTAAGCTTTCCCGCCAGTCCTTCTCTTGCGACTCTGGCGGCATGGAATGTTTTTCCTGTGGTTGAGCAAACTCCACCGTCTTACGATCCATCAAGCCAAACTCTTGTTGAGACCAATCCTGAGTTGATTGACGGGGAATGGTCTCAAGCTTGGCAGATTATTGACACAACGTCAGAACAATCTGCTGAGCGCAATGCCTTAAAAGCGGAAGAAGTAAGGAATGAGCGCAATCGTCGATTGACGGCTTCTGATTGGACGCAGCTTCCAGATGTGATTAGCGACAAAGATGGATGGGCCGCCTACCGTCAGGCATTGCGAGACGTGCCCGAGCAGGAAGGATTCCCTTGGGAAGTGGTTTGGCCGCAAGAGCCTTGAGCAGCGTATGATGCTCTAGTCGTTCTCCCTTGGAACATTGGCAGTCAAAACGAAAGGCGGCAACAGCGCCCTTAAGCGCGAGCATCAGGCCGGTCCTCCCAAGACAACGCGAGATGGCTTCGGCCAGCATTCAAGGCCTCGCAGGCGCGGCAAAAAGCCTTTGCGCGGGCAAGGCCGCTGATTGACGAGAGCAATGGAAGGAGGTATGCTGCGGCTGCCTCCTTTTTATGCCATGAGCGCTTTTGTCAATTCCTACACTTTCTCCCATCGTTTCTCTGGAGAGGCCACTAATGACACTGCTGGCTATCAAGAAATCATCCATCAATGCCAAGAAACAGACACTGCCACTGCATTAACTAGACAGTTCTTTCAATTTGCAGTGGGCACTGGCTTTTCGCCTTGTAGTGTTGTCGATGCCTTCCTTGCCCTTGCCGACGAATACGGTGCAGCCTATTGCGGCTACACTAAAGAGAAGACGATGGACTAACAATGGGGCAAGTAAGAGCTGGTGGTGAGCAGTTTGAAACCATCATCGAAGCTGATCATCGCGGGCAGATTTTGCAAAGCGGCCCTGATAGTGGTGCCATTGATGCGTTTGGCAGGGCTCGCGTGAGTGAGCCCTTTACGCTGTTTGATAGCGTGCTGCGTTATAGCAAGGCTTCTGACAAGTGGAATGAAACCATTGTTGGTAGTGGCACGTCTGTGCATCTGCCTAATGAAAGCTCAGTGGCGATGACCGTCACCGTTTCTGGAGATAGCGTGCTGAGGCGTACGGTGAAGCGCTTTCCCTATCTTCCTGGTAAAAGCCTGCTCATCTATCAAAGCTTTGTTGGCGCTTCGCTGCAAGAAGGTCTTGTTCAGGAAGTGGGCTACTTCAGCAGCAGCAATGGCATCATTCTGAGAGCTAGTGGCACCACGCTTCAGTTTGTCATTCGTTCGTTTGCTACAGGCAGCGTAGAAGAAACAGTGGTGGATCAAGACGAATGGAACATTGATACTGCCCCATGGCTTGACTTTTCTAAAGCCAACATCTTCGCCACCGACTTGGAATGGCTTGGCGTGGGACGAGTAAGAGTGGGCTTTGTTATTGACGGCGAATATCGCTATTGCCATGAGTTTCTACATGCCAATAACATCAGCAGCGTGTATATGACCACTGCCACTCTCCCACTGTCCTATCGCATAGAGGCACAGGCGACGGTCAGTGGTGCGACGATGAAGCAAGTGTGTTCGTCGGTGATGAGCGAAGCTGGCTATGACTTATCTGGCCCCATCTATTCCATCGCCCCTTCCATTGACGCCATTGCTAATACAAGCGGAGAGCGTATTGTTGCAGGCATTCGCATGGTTAGCGGACGCACTGACAACATTGTCATTCCAGCAAAGCTCGATCTAGTGACGGAAAGCTCCACCACCATTGAATGGAAGCTCCGCCGCAATCCTACAGTTTCTGGCTTCACCTGGGCGGCATCAAGCAATGGGAGAGGCAATGTGGAAGTGACAAGCTCTGGGAGCATTATTTCTGGAGGCACGGTCATTGATAGTGGCTTGTTTTCGTCTGCTGGTTCGTTGGAAGTGAACACACCTGCTGGGCTTTCGTTGTCATTGGGAGTGAAGCCTGACGGAAGCAGCGAAGAATTGTTTTTGACAGTGGCAAGTTCTGGCAATGCAAAGGCCACGGGAATGCTTGGCTGGCGAGAACTTTATTGAGGCTGCTTGTGGCCAGCGCCATGACTTTGCAGGTCATCCTCAGCCAATTCGATGTAAGATGGTAAAACAAGCAGGCAGTAATCAGCAGACCATGCCGCTGGAGATTGAATTGTGATCTACCCTGCCACTTACGATATTGTTGTTTTGCAGAACGCCTCTTTTTCGATGAGGCTGACTGCTAGCGGGGAAAGTGGCCCCATCAACCTCAGCGGCTATACCATTGATGCAGACATTTGCTATACAGACTCCCATAGCATTATTGATAGCTTTTCTTCTTCCATTGTTTCTACTGTCAGCGGCATTTTCGACCTATCGTTATCCCCTGCTCAAACCGCCGACTTTTCAACAGGGCAATATAAGTATGACGTGAGCCTGACTTCACCTGGTGGGGAGCGTTATTATTGGTTGAAGGGCTTGGTAACAGTGTCTGGCACTTGCTCTAGGAATTGACCATGGCAAATGTAGAGCTGACGATTGCCGAAGGAGATACTATTGAGCTGGGACTTAGCATTCCTGGAGTGCAAGGCATTCAGGGGCCTGTCGGACCATCAGGAGCAACTGGTCCCGAAGGGCCTGCTGGTCCCGAAGGGCCTCGTGGTTCCAAAGGGGATCGCGGAGACACTGGTCTCACTGGAGCGCAAGGACCTGCAGGCGCGTCTGGCGTAACGCCTACGTTTGCCATTGGTGGCGTAACAGTAACCACTTCCTCTGGGGCTGCAGTGGCCATTAGCGGAGGGTCGGACTATCAGCTTTATTTTTCCCTCCCATCGCAGGCTTTAGAGCTTGTCACAACATCTGGCACCACGCGATCGTTGGCTGCAGCGGACAATGGAAAAGTGATTAAGCTTGATAATGCAAGCGGCATTACAGTGACAGTTGCTTCGGGGTTGCCGAGCGACTTTTCTTGCTCATTGGTCCAAATGGGAAGTGGTAATGTGACAGTGACTGGTGCTTCTGGCGTGCAGCTATTCACTTCCTCTAGTACGTTTAGGCTTGCTAAACAGTATTCCGTGGCGGCTGTATTCGCTATTGAAGCGGATCAATACGTGATCACTGGCGATCTGGCTGTTTAATCGTGCTTCTCACTCCTTCTACGATTGGCGCCATCCAGCAAGATCCTTTGCGGCGCACTTTTAAGCAGGCGTCGCTGGACCTGCGCTTTGCTGAGAACAAAAGCCTCGCGGATGCCATCACCGGCCAGAACCTCGTCACCTTCACCCGCGCCAGTGCGGGCACGTATGTCGGCAGCGATGGGCTGGTCAAGACCGCTGCGGAGAACGTACCGAGGTTTGACCACAACCCGGTGACGGGGGAGTGCCTGGGGTTGCTGGTGGAGGAGCAACGCAGCAACAGCATCCGCAACAACACAATGGTGGGTGCAGTGGCTGGTACGCCGGGAACGTTGCCGACGAATTGGTCGTCAACAACACCTGCCAATGGTATTACCAGGGAGATTGTCGGCACCGGAACAGAAAATGGAATTGCTTACGTTGACATCAAGTTTTCTGGAACCAACACGCTTGGCAGTAACTTTTACATGGACATAACTTTTGATAGCGGAACAATTACCGCTGCTCAAGGGCAAGTATGGACAAAGAGCTTATATGCAAAAGTTGTGGCTGGAGCAATCACAGGTGCTGGCTTTGTCCTGGTCCCTAGGCTTATTTTGTATGAGTTGCCGAACTTTGTATCTTCAACAACAAATATCACCGCTAGTTCTGCCCCGCTTGTTCAACAAAGATTTGCGCATACAAGAACTCTTACAGATGCTGCAACTACTGGATTAAGTCCACGCTTGTCTTTTATAGTTGCAACCGGCGGCACCATTGACTTCACCCTCCGCATCGGCATGCCCCAGCTAGAGCAGGGCGCCTTTGCTACGAGCGTCATCCCCACCACCGACTCCGCCGCCACCCGTAGTGCGGATGTGGCGAGTATTACGGGCGCAAACTTTAGTTCGTGGTATCGGCAGGATGAGGGATCTTTTCTTGTCATTGCTGCAGCGCCTCAGCCCTCAGGAGGTAACAGGCGAGTTTTAACGGCCAGCGACGGCACCGGGAATAACCGTGTCGGCATTCTCTTTAACTCTTCCAATAACCCTCAGCTACTTGTAGCCTCAGGGGGGACGTTATACGCATCCCCGTCTATAGGCTCTGTTTTTGCTACTGGCCTTGTTGCCGCCTCTGCTGGCTATAAAACCGATGACTTTGGTCTGTCTAGCAATGGGTCGGCAGTAGGATCTGACACCGGTGGCAGTGTTCCAAGCACTGTCAACGTGCTTGATATTGGATCGCAATTTGGCGTTGATCGTATTAATGGCACCATCCGCCGCCTCGCCTATTGGCCCCAGCGCCTCAGTAACGCCACCCTGCAGTCCATCACCGCCTAGCCCATGAATGTTCACTACCTGCGCTTCCCCGACGAGCCCACCGGCATGGCCGCCCTGGAGACTGCGGGATTCCTCAACGACGACGCCGAGGTCATCACCGCCAGCCACGACTGGGCGATCGACGTGGTGGGCCTAATCCACATCGGTGGCGAGTGGGACCCCGAAACCGGCGAGGTGCTGGTGGAGCCCACCCTGCTTGAAGGCTGGCACGTCAACTACGTCGGCGACCTGCCCGATGGTTGGGACGACTATCTCGTCACACCTGAGCAGCCAGTGCGGGTGTTTTTAGGAACGACTACTGGCGACTAATAGCCAGCTTGCTGGTGCCGCTTGTCTATAGTGGACAAAGGGAGATGGTGCCATGCAAGAGCCTGCTAAGTACGACATAACCATTCATCAAGGGGCTACGTTCTCCTTGGATGTGCAATACAAGGATGGCGATGGCGTGCCAGTAAATATGAGCGGCTACACCGTAGAAGGGCAGCTATGGAACCGCACTGCATCAGCAAAGCTCGCTGACTTTGTTTTTGCTTGGACTGTACAGGCAAGCGGCATGTTCAGCATGAAGATTCCTTCGTCCGTGACAAGCGGCATCACGGAACAGGGCACTTATGATTTCCTTGTGACGGAGCCTGGAGGCGATCAGTTCTATATGCTAGAAGGCACGGCATTCTGGAATCCTGGCTTGAGCTATAGGCCATGAATACAGTAGAAATCAGGCACGAACAGGCAATCATTGCAATTACGGAACGTGGTTGCACAGCGGAAGTTCATGCGCCAATCACAAAGTTGGCGACCATTGTTGCTCAAGGCCCACAAGGACCGCTGGGGCCGCCTGGTGCGGGAGGAATAGTCGTGGACGAAAGCGCTAAAGTAGACAAAAGCATTGTGTACTACGACGCTGGGTCTGCAACATTCAAGGCCGACTCGACATGGACCATCGCTACAATCGTTGATGGAGCAAACTTCTAATGGCCAACATTCTTCGTATTAAGCGGCGTGTCAGCGGTGCTGCAGGAGCGCCGTCAGGGCTAAAAAATGCCGAGCTTGCTTTCAACGAAGTTGATGGCATTCTTTACTATGGAAAAGGAGCGGACGGTAATGGTGATGCCACTACGATTCCGGCCATCGCAGGCGATGGTGCGTTTGTTTCGTTAAACGGCACGCAAACCATTAGCGGCGTCAAAACTTTTACTGGCACCCTGAATCTAACTGGTGCCACCATTGATGGCTTTAGCACCACTGGTAATGTCACTGTCGGCGGCGATCTTACCGTCAACGGCACCACTACAACCGTCAACAGCACTACCATCACGGTGGACGATAAAAACATTGAACTGGGTAGCACCAGTAGCCCAACGGATGCAGGAGCTGATGGCGGCGGCATCACGCTGAAAGGCACCACTGACAAAACGTGGAATTGGGTGGATGCCACTGATGCGTGGACATCCAGCGAGCATATCAATCTCGCTAGCGGGAAGAGCTACTACATTGATGGCACCAACGTTTTAAGCAGTACCACCTTAGGCTCCGGCATTACCACCTCCAGTCTCACCAGCGTCGGCACACTGACAAGTGGTGTTTGGAACGCTTCAACGATTGCCGTAGACAAAGGGGGAACGGGACAGGTTAGTTACACGGATGGTCAACTGCTGATTGGTAATACAGCCACTGGTGGTTTAGCCAAGGCCACGCTCACTGCTGGCGCCAATGTAACCATCACTAATGGCAACGGCACTATTTCCATTGCTGCTACTGATACAAACACCACCTACACGGCTGGTGACGGCTTAGATCTGACAGGCACTGAGTTTAGTCTTGACATTCGCAGTGGGCGCGGCCTACAGATTACAAGCACTGAGCTGGATCTTGATGATGACCTGGCCACGTTGGCTGGTATGCAAACCGGCGCTGCTTCAGCACTGGCCCTGCTGACATCAGGGGAAGTAGCCATCCTTGATGGCGCCACAGTAACGACCACTGAGCTAAACATTATTGACGGTAGCACGAGTGCCACTGCGACCACATTGGCAGCCACTGATACGATGGTGGTCAATGATGCCGGAACCATGGTGCAAGTGGCATTAAGCGATCTAGTGACTTTTCTTGAAGATGGCACCGTCTCTGGCTTTGACATTGACGGCGGCACCTACTAATGGCTCGCAACCATAAGATTGTTCTCCGTCAAGGCACCACCGTTCCTAGTGGCGCCAGTTTTGAAGTGGGAGAGCCTGCTTGGGACAAGCAGAATAAGAAGCTCTACATTAAAGCTGATGATGGCACAATGGTAGAAATTGCCGGCGGAGGCGGTGGTGATAGTGGTGGTGAAGTGCTGATTGATGCGTCAACTGCCGGTACAATTTACGTGGGCACTGCACCTGTCGGAAGTAGCGTTGACGCTAGTGTTTGGACTATCATCAAAACCACTTACACTACTGCCGGCATCCGCACCAGCAAAGGCACTGCCACCAACGTCACTTGGACTGGTAGAGCGTCTCATTCCTACACCTAACCCATGGCCATCATCACGAACAATCCAGTGTCGTCCCCCGAGGGGGATTACAACATGCTCGGCATCAACCTGGCAGTGAGTCCGCTGTGGCGCGAGAGCAGCATTGGATGCAGCGTGGCCATGAGGCTGACGCCGTTTCGGGTGCGCGATGGCCTGGTGGAGAAACTGGACGACCAAGCCCGTGCCGTGGTCTACGGCGATGCGTTTGAGCAAGCCCAGAATGACCCTGCACTGGCGGCTTGCGTGCAGGCGATTGAAGCTGCGCTGCAGGCTTTTGTAACTGCCAAGGGGGTGTGATAAGTGGCCAACGTCTACGCAGTCAAAAGCGGCAACTGGTCGGACACGACGGTATGGAACACTGGTGCGCTACCGACAAGTACTGATGACGTGTATGCTAATGGCTATACGGTGACCATTGATACGTCGCCTACGGTGCTGAGCATAAGAACAACAAGCGCCTCGGGCATCTCGTCGGGCGGGCAAATCAGGTTTACCGATGGCATCACTGTTACATGTACTGGAGCAGGTCTGTGTCAAAACAGTTTCAACAATGATGAAATAGCATTTACCTTAAACTCTCCGGCGGTTGTAAACTATGTTGGCAATCTAACTGCTATATCCTATTCGTGCCTTGTTTTTATTGGCTCAGGAACATTTAATATAACCGGCAACGTTTCAGTTACTTCTGGTGCAAATGCCATCGTGGCAAGATCATTGGCCGCCAATGGTGGCGTTCTAAACATAACTGGCTCGGTAGATTCTGGAGGCGCAAGCCAAGGGGCCATCAGAACAAACAACTACGGAGTAAATGTCAATGTTGTCGGAAATGTTACCGCTGGCGTAACCAAGCCCGCGATTGTAGAGCTTACCTCAGTTTTAGCGACTGTATCAATTACTGGAACAGTTACTCCGCAAGATGATATAAATGCCCTGTTTGTTACTTCTTACAATCCAACTATTTATCTTAGTGGTCCATTGCTGTGCAGTACCAACGGCACTCATGCCGTATGCGCCCCCAAGTGGAGATGGACTACAGCCACGCCAACCAATACTTATTACCAAGTCCGTAATAATACCCTCTCCGACATTCGCCCCCTTTATACAGCCGACTCCGTAGGCGGCAACCCTGCTACTAACAATGTTCGCAGCGGCACTGTCTATGGCCCCAGCAGCGAACTCACCGGCACCTGCGCCGTTCCTGCTGCTGGCAGCGTACTGCTAGGTGTTCCCGTTGACAACACCACCGGCACCGTCACGATCGCCGCAGCCGACATCCGCAGCGCCGTGGGATTGGCCAGTGCCAACCTCGACACCCAGCTCAGCAGGCTGGCCAATGCCGCCACCACGCAAGAAGTGGCGGACATCGTGGAGGGTGCAGTATCAGCATAATGCTTGTATTGCCAGCAACGTCTAAGTTGTCAGCGCTTCTTTTCTTTTAAAAGCGATTGCTCACTGATGCGATGGGCTCTGCCATATTCGCAGCAAATGGAAAGGCTTGCAACACTGCAAGACAGAATGCCCCATAGCACCAGAAAGCTAATCATGGCTCCAGCTTGTAGGTGATACGTAGTTCACCTCCCAAGGCCCTTATTGCATCAGAAGCGCCAGCGGGAGCCTGTCTAATGATCATCACACTTGGCACTGGAGCATCATCTACTGGCACAACTGTGGCATCAGGGAACATCTCCTCTGCCACTGCTGCGAGTTCATGAGCGCGATGGTGACGATCTTCCTCATTCCATTGCGCTACTAACTTTGCTGCTTGCTCGTCTACTTTCTTGAGCGTCCTATCGGTTTTCCATTCTGCCCAGAATGGTTCGCAATGGGCCAAGAGAGCCTTAACGGCAGCATTGCCAGCAAGCCAAGGCCATTTGCGAATGGCGAATAGCAGAAGCTCATAACCCAATGCGTTGAAGATGGTTTCGTTAGTCATGGTCGTACAATCAGCCCCCACCCATCGCCTCCTTTTACTTCCCAGCGAGAAAGCCAATACTGGTTAGCGTAGGTGGCAAACTTTCCGCCAGTCGCACTTTGATAACCACCATGCACAAGATCAGCAAGGCCGTTCGGGTCGTTCATGATCACGCCACCATTAGACAAGCCAACGACGACGCTCCAGTGGCCTCCTCCAGATGGGCGACGATAGTTTCCTTGATGTAGCCAGCCAACTGCCACGGGGAAGCCTGCTTTGATCTCAGCTTCAAGATCAGCGAGCTTCATATTTTGCCTGAATGCCACTTTCAGGCCAAGGCTTTGCAGGGCCTTCACCTGTGCAGTGGAATTGGTAGAGTCGCCAAAGCGAGCGCGAATGTTGTTGTATTCATCGTCTCCCTTCACCTTCCCATAGAACGCCGCCACCATTGCACAGGAGCTGCTGAAACACTCACGAAAGCCTTGTCCCGATAGATTGTCCCGTTGAGAAAAATAGGGCACTGGCAGGGGATTCTGGAAGGAGGGCGATGGGGAACGACGATAAAGTCTTGCAAACTCCTCAAGCTCAGCAGCAGTGAGCTGCTTCTGTAGCCATGACCATGCTTCCGCCTGGTGAGGCAGTTCCTTGTAGAACTTGGCAGCATCAGAAAGAACGATGGGAGAAGTCATGGTTTGCGGAGCGTGTTGGTTCATCAAGCAAATGAGCTTATCGGCGTAGGCCGGATCAGTGGCATAGCCCTCACTCTGAAGCATTCTTGCAGCACCTTCCCTTGTGGGCGCATTGTTCACGCCCTTATAGCCACGCCAGTCTTTATACCACTTGCTTACTAGATACTCTACGCAAGCCGCAATGCTTGGAAAATCAATGAAGCTGGCGCTGATGACGATCCACTCCCCATCGTAGAACTCTTGCGTGGTGGCGGAAGTGCCATCGCCTTTCAGTCCAAATACGTTGTTCTTTCCTGAAAAGCGTTTACCAAAGCCACTCTCAATGGCCCATTGTGCTGCCACAAGCTCGGGAAACTTAGCCCCCACGCGCTTGGCATAGGAGCTAATGCCTTCCCAGGAATTGGCAACTGCCGTCACAGTCAGGGCTTAGTGCGGAACACTGCCTTGAGACCAGTGAGCACAAGCTGCACGATGTTATTGCTTTTGTAGGGAGTGTGCTGGATGATTTGGTCAACAGCAGCGACGATGATGCCGCCAATTACGAACCATTCGACAGCGCCCATGGGAATAGCCTCCATTGTTTGCAATAATGCTAGCAAGCCTATGGTTCCCGCACTTCTAACGTACGCACACGGGTCTCAAGCTCCTTAATGTTTTCCGTGAGGTGGCCCAGTTCCTTGGTGAGCCCTTCTACTTGCGTGGTAATGCGAATCTGCTGATTGCCAATGGTGATCATCATGCCACCAGTGGCGAGAAGCATTCCAGCCGTGACAGTGGCAGCAATGTTTGCAAGTTTTTCCTGCCAAGGAGTCATCAGCTTTTTATACTTCCTTTTGATTCTAGGCACTGCCAATCATTCTCAGCGCCTGACTATGCTTAAGGAAAAGCAATAGTTCCATGCCGAAGGGAAGTGGGCCTAATGAACTGCTCCATTCTCTCATTGAACTACGCCCTTCAGAAGCAAAACGTAGGTTCAGGAAAAGCATCTTTGAGGACTACCTGCTGCGCGGACCATTTGGCCATTGCGCTTGTGCTTACTGTGGCAAGTGGAACGAACGGCTGACTCTTGATCACATTGTTCCCAAAAGCAAAGGAGGGCCTCACTATGCGAAGTGGAACACAGTCCCGGCTTGTCTTTCCTGTAATTCTTCCAAGTCAAACTTGCCGCTGTTTGAATGGTGGCGCCCACTGGCGCATTGGAGCCAACATAGGGAAGAAACTTTGCTTGCTTGGATTCATGCCCATAGCTTCGTAAGCGCCCACACTGACATTGGTAGCTGGGAGGAATGGATGGAACAAAATCAAAGGGTGCTGCCAGTACATGAAAGCCCAAAAGAAAAGGCGGCCACTTGGCCGCCTTCTTTGCAACTTGCTTTGGCTGGTTAGCTAATAGGGGAGAACATGGGCTGAGACGGTCCTTGCCTTATGTTAGGCATGGGGCAGAAACCATCAGGACAGCCGCTGATCATGTAGTCGTCGGGATCGTAAGCAGCTTCGTCCGTGAGTTCTTTCACGGCTTCGTAGATTTTGGCTGCTTTGGTTTCTTCTGCTTCACAAAATGCAATGAGACACTGCAGATACCATTGGGCTTTCTTGAGAGACTCTGTGCCTCCTTTTTGCTCGTAGCGCCAGACGTATTTTTGAATGTTGCCTTTAAGAAAGCCTTTGAAGGCTTCGGGGCTCATTGATGCCTCAATGGCTTCAATACATTCCACTCCACCAAGCGTATAGTGCTGGGGAGAATTGACGGAATCATTCATGGTCAGAAGGAATAGTTGTTGGTTTCAAAGGCAGCAAATGCTTCAGGCGCCACTGGACGAGCAAGTTCCATCAAGGCACTGGCATAGGCGGCAATCTCCCCTTGAGCATCCTTTCCAATGCGCAGGGAAACGAAATGGAACAGCGCCTGCAAAGAGCACGTCCAAGTGAACGAGGAGTACATACAAGCCGGCAGAACGCCTCGTGCTTGCTCTTTGCTGATGCCTGCCAGCAACATTGCCGAATAGGCCTCACGCGCCGCCTGGATGGCGTCTGCGTAGGCACTGAAGGCGATCGTAGCCTCTCGGTCGCCAGCAGGGCCGTCTGACGCTTGACGATTGCTTGCGCTTTGCTTCATAAATTGCAAAGGCACATAGAAGTCTACGTCTTCGGCAGAACAGTAACGAAAACTTTTCTCATTCCAGCCCAGTTGATCATCAACATAAGTGGAGGCAACTACGTGCTTCCACCACTGCCTAGCAATAAACAGTGGCGCCTTCACCCACCACTTAAACACCACTCCGCGAAATGGAGAAGTGTGATGGTGCTTTGCGAGATAGTTGATGAGCTTTGTATCACGCTCAGACCATTCGTCAGAATGGCTATCAAAGCTCTGCCTGGCATCGTTCACGACAGACAGGCTGGATCCTAGGGAGTCGAGCAACACCACGCGACTCAGGCCGTCACCAAGGGGATCAATGGAAGGGGAGTTCATGCGTGGCAGGTGGTGAGGCGGGCGGCTTGTTTGACAATGCAGAAGATGTCGCGACCTTCGTTAGACGAGAGCATCCGCATCAGCACTTCGTCGATGACCACCGAGGGAATGCCCGGCAGGGTGACCCGGTACTGATTCAGGGTGTAAGGGCGTGGAACATCGGTGACTCGGATAGGCAAGAGGCGTTCGACCGTTCCGCCCTTTTCTCGGATGAAGCGAACAGTGGCGCGGATGGAAGGTGTCACGGGACGAGATGGGTGGTAGGTGGTGGAGGCCGAGATAGGCTCCCGGCGGGCCGTGACGGGTCAGCAGGGGACCTGCCCATCGTAGTCTGCCACTGCCTTTTCGGCAAGCACCACCAATCATTTCGGCCCTCCCCATCGCCTCCTCCTGACTTGGCGTTAGCCTTATGAGAGAGCTAGTTGTCCTATGGCGAAGTTTGCCCTGCCAGTAAGGCTAGTATTGGATGGTCGTGATGGAGTGGCCTGGATGGGTCCGTTTGAGCATTCAACGGAGCGTGAGTTCCTGCTGGATTCCCAGCGTCGCCTTCTGCAAAATTGCGACGACAAGGAAAAGCTCCGCACCGTAGCCATTCAGCTCTGGGAAAGCCACATTGCACAAGGCACGGCTGTGCAAAGCTTGATGCTGGAAAACATCCAGCTTCGTCAGGCCATGGCAGTGCAAGAAAGTTCGTTAGTTGCGGCAGACGAAATGCTCACTCAGGCCGGTGAGGCGATGCAGCGATATGAGAAGCAATTAGCGAAAGCCAGGAAGTTTCCTTGGCCATTTGGGCGGTGAGAAGGAAGATCGTCCAGCCGCTGGTATAAGCAAGATTGTATTTTCTACAGTCTCTTTCATAGCCCGAGCCAGTAACGTGACGACCACGATTGTAAACGCCACCTTGGATTTCAATGCCGGTGCGACTGTTGGGGTGAGCAAAATCGAGACGATAGCGTTTGGAACGTTTGGAGCGTGAATAGCGCTCTTGGAAATCTTTTTCCCAGGCTTCGATGGAGCTGTATTCTCGCTCTAGCTTGAGCTGAGGATAGTGGGCTTGCCAAAGGCCAAGGAACTGATCTTCAAGAGCGCTCAAGGCATCACACGGCTGCTAGCTGCACCTTAGCGCCTTGGTCTTGGTAGTGGCCCGTGTAAGCCTGCGCCACATTGCTTGCCAGTTGCACTAGCCCTACTTGCACGATGCCTTCATTGGCATAGATGCGAGCCGGGAAAGGCGTAGGATTGGCGATGTGCATGGTCAAGTGACCAGACCAGCCAGGTTCGATGGGCGTCACGTTGATGATGATGCCACAGCGAGCATAAGTGCTTTTCCCATCGCAAATGCCAAGGATGCTCGGCGGCATGGAGATCAGTTCAAGGCTCACGCCAAGGCCAAAGCTATGGGGAGGAAGCTCAAAGAAACTGCCATTTTCTCCATGGACAAGAGCGGCTTCGTAAGGAATGGTTGGGTCGGAAAGCTTAGGGTCAAGCACAGGGCAGGCCTGGTCGCAATCTGCATCAAAAACGAGGAACTGTTTAGGCGAGAGGCGAATGTCGTAGCCCGCTTGCGACAAGCCATAGCTGATTGCTTTGGTGCCATCGTCCAGTGTGCGGCGCTTTTCGCCAACATACGGCTGAAAGATGTCGAGATCAGCAAGGCGGCTAATTTGGCGGTCGTTGAGGAAGGTCATCGTTAGAGAAAAGAAAGGGCGCCAAAGCGCCCAGAACAGAAGAAGATTGGGGAGTGTTCAGAACAAGAGGTGCTCAGAACAAGTCAGAGTCGCCGCCGCTGCCTCCGCCAAGATCGCCATTCACCCAAACCGAGGCATAGCCTTTCGGCCCGTCCTTGTCGCCTTTCACCTTGACGCTGCCAGTGAAGCCAGGCGCCTTGTCGGAAGACCGTTTGGTGTTTTCCCAGACTGCAAGGTCGAGGGAGTAGTTGCCGCGATCGTTAGGACCGGCGGCCTTGAGCTTGTTCATCAGCTCAGGCGTCAGATCCAGAGCAGCAGTGATAGGAGGCCGATTGGCCATGGTGTTTCTCCGTAGGAGGGATGGTTGCCCTTGCTCAGGGCTTCGTTAGCTTAGCCCTTGTCCGCCAGAATGTCAAACGCTCGCCCTCCGGGGTAGTGAGCGGCGAAAAACCTCTGCACGGTGCTGGTGAACACTGCCTGCTCGCAGACCAGCTCAGCCTCGTTCAAGTGGACAAGCTGCATGATGGGCTCGCTGTCCTTGGCTTCAGGATCAAAGCAGGCAATGACGCACCAAGCATTGTCAATGGGCTGTCCGTACATGGCCTCCACTGCCATGGAATAGGCTCCAAGTTGTTTCTTATAGTCAGCAAGCTGATAATCAGGCTTCTCTTTGTAACTGGTTTTCCAATCGACCAGAGCAATAGAACCGTCTGTCATTTGCGCGACCATATCAAGAGTGCCGCTATAACCAATCGCCTTGTCTTCGTCATACCATCCCACTGCACTTTCCAAGAGCAATGGTGATTGAATGGTCTCAAGGAATGGCACCACGCTTTCAAAATAGGGCTTCCAGTCGGGCGCCTTATCAAGATGGTGCTCTATGTCTTCGTCGCCAAACCAATCTTCCATGATGGCGTGGAGCCAAGTGCCACGATTAGCAGCAAGCCTTGTGCGACGATTGGCCTCTTCGTCGCCTACTTTCTTTCGCCAGTTAATGATGGCCATAGTCTTGCTGACTGGTGCCATAGACGAAAGCACGGTAGTGACGCTTGGCAGCACCTTTCCATCAGGCACGCCTGGGCAAGCCTCCATGACATAGTGTCTGCGGCCATTGAGGCGAATCCGTTGCGGAGCAATGTGATGGAAGGTGCGTGTCATCGTTGCTTCAAGAGAAAGGTCGAAACAGGCCAGATGCTTTTTGGGAACGAGAAATTGTTTGACTAATGGCATAAATGCCGCCATCACACATCCACGCATGAGTTGCGTTGGCGTTGAATACCACAACATCCCCCACCTTCATGGATGTATGACGCTGATTAGTGAACAGCCACGGATTATTTACAAAAAGTTGGGCCTCTTTACTTTCTCTTCTCGTGCTGAGCGGCTGCTTGTGTAGCAACCAAAAGGCAATCAATCCTAGCCCTCTGTCATCGTGTGGCGGGACATTTCCTTTCGCCGCAACTAGGGCAGGCTCATCCCAAGACAGTAGACTCTCTCTGATGCCATACCCTTGTGATGCAAGAAACTCGTACAAGCGTTTGCACTTACTTGTAGCAATATCCCCGCTTTCAACTTGTCCAATGTCCATAGTTGCGAGACTCACGGATAGCGACGATGCTTTTTTATACCCAGAGAGCTGCCCTGGGCGCAGATTTCCAATGACTTTCATGGCTATTGTGTGCAGCGGTTGGTAGTATTCATCTCCATTCCTTAGGCCGCAACACTATCTTTTCCCCATTGCCAATCCTCTTACCAGTTTCCCTATCCCACCTTGCGCAACAATCAGGGCATTGCCAGGCAACAGTACAGTCCTTGTCTCTGTCATAAATGCCCATCACGCGAGAAAAGAACTTTGCATCGCCATAGAGCCATTGGCTTTCCTTAGGAATAGGACCAGCTTGCCACCCTGCTTCGCAAGCTGGACATGCGCTAAGCAGCGAGAAATCAACAGGGCGATGGTCAAGAGGAAGGGGCATCGTCAGGATAGAATGAAGGGCTGTCATCAACAATGGAGCCGGCAAAGGCCCGTGCGAAACGGGCCGCCGCGATGATCACTTTTTTGCTTCTACAAAGGCAGTAATGCCACGCACCACTTGCTCAGCAGTGCCTTCTTCGCAGATGGAACGAAGTTTGCCAATGGCTTCCTTCATTTCGTCTTTGCTGGTGGCAATACCTTCCTTACTGAGCCATTGACTGACCATGGTGGTCACCACGTCTGCCAAGATTGAGGCGTCCTTAATGTCTTCGCCTTTGCTGAAGCCAAGGTGCTGCAATGCTGCCTTGCCTGCCATCAT